CCAATTCTTTGCTTCAGTTGATGTTGCAGTTGGATTTCTTTGAGCATACAGAGCAACAAGACCAGCAACTACAGGTGCAGCAGCAGAAGTTCCACTAAATTTACAGTCAAAGAAACCACTGTTATCAAATCTTGGATAGTCTCTATAGTTACTTACATTATGAAGACCAGGTGCTAGTGTCTCATCAGCAGGAGCATAGATGTCAATACCAGGACCACTGTTAGAGTATGTTGCCTTTCTTTCTTTTAAATCTGATTCAATGAAGTCATCCATTGCACCAACATTAATTACTGGATGGTATCCAGTAGTTGAGTTGAATCCAATACCAGATGGGTTCATCCAATCTCTAGATCCGCATGGAGTTCTTGTACCACCAAACTCAGCACGACCATCATTTGAACCAAAGTATGCATCAGTAAGACTATCAGTTCTGTGTACATCAGTAAATCCAGCACCAATTCTTTGGTTATTATTACCTGCAGCAGAGATGTAGATGACACCTGCATCCATCATTTCTTTACCAGCAGTATCAGAAGCATTATTTCTTGCAGATGATGTCCATGATTTATATGCACCAAGCACTTGGTTGTTGAAACCATAGATCATATCACTGACATCAACAGGATCTGAACTACTACTAACTGGCATAACAATAGTACCAGTATTGTTCTTAAACTTCCAAGATAAAGTAGCACTGGCATTAGTAGCAGCTTGATAACCCCATGAACCATTAACAACAGTCGGAAGTTTTACTCCAAGAATAGGGTTTACTGGTTTATGTTGATGGAAAAACTTAATGAGGTCATAGGATGTTTCAATATCCATACCTACATTATCACTAATCGCTGGCATGTTCCATATGTTTGCCTTGAATGCCATACCCATGTTCTTTCCAGCAGCCATACCAGCACATGCTGTACCGTGACCACTAGTAAGACTGTTACCACCAGTAGTACCTACACCAACTGCTCTGTCACATGTATAGTTTGAAGGGATATTGATTGTAGGTAAAAGTCCTTTAGAAGTAGATCTTGCGTTGTTATCTTCCCACCATGCAATTGCGTTTGCAGTAGCAATACCTGTGCTTCCATCCTCTCTTGTATAAACATAACCGTAAGTATTAAACCAGTCTGGGTCTATAAGATAAGGACCATCAAGAACGATATCACTTACTCTACTTGTACCATCATCATTAAGGAACTCAGGGTGAGATCTTAGAACACCAGAGTCATGTATAACTAAGTCTACATTTCTACCATCGTATGTGTAATTAGTATTAGTGGTAATCGCAGCAAGGTTACCAACATTAGAACCATATATTTCTCCTGCAGTTTGCACACCTACTCTAGGAACAGCCCAGTTAGTTCTATTTTCCTCTGCACTAGTCAATGCTCCTACTGTAGTAGGTGGATTGTTAGGTGAATCTAGATCACGATATGCTTTAACATCACTATCCCACCTTTGTGGCATAGCAAGTTCTGGTTTTGGGAATGAGTCTGGGTTATCTTTTAAAGATAGCTCAATCCAATTAACATATGAATGTCTTCCAATCTCAGCAGCCTCTTCTTCCGTCAACTCATAGGTTCCACGAGTAGGACTACCTTTTTTCTCATCGGTACAGGTAATCTTTCTATCAGGAATTCCATCCTCGTTAGAGTCTACGGTGAGAGCACCATGAATCTTATCCCAATAATCAGCACTGGTAACAGATAATGTATATCGTTTTAAAGCCATGTCTCACGCAACAGAATACACTTTTTTAGTATTTAGGTGTGCTATAATATATACTAGAAAGATTATCGTAATGAATATCGTAACTGGTGCTGGTGGTTTTATCGGAAGACACTTTGTAAGGTCACTAGAAAATGTCCTTGAAATAGATCTAGATAATTGCGAAGAATTTATAGAGAAATTTAATAGATGGGATGAAGTTGATATGATCATCCATCAGGGTGCTTTGTCCTCTACGACCAACAAAGACCTTGGGATGATACACAAATATAATATTGATTATAGTATTAAATTATTTGAGAAGGCAATTGAGTATAGTATCCCTGTTAAGTATGCCAGTTCAGCGTCTGTCTACGGTAATCAACAAGGCATTATAAATCCCTTGAATTACTACGCATTATCTAAAGCAACAGTAGATTACTGGGTCTTAGATAACATTGAAAGGTTCGTACATATTCAAGGGTTTAGATACTTCAATGTATATGGATCAGGTGAATACCATAAAGGAACTATGGCAAGTTTGGTCTCTCAGTTTCAGTGGCAGTCCTCGGTGGGAGTGATACATCCATTTGAGGGAAGCGATCAGATATATCGTGACTATGTGTGGGTTGGGGATCTTGTAAATGTTGTGTTATCGAACACTGCAGGTTCGGGCATATACGATCTTGGCACAGGGTCGCCAATAACAATTGACACTGTAGCTCAATTAGTTTCACTAAAAACTGGGTGCCAATCGACTCAAATACCATTTCCGCCTCCTCTTAAGGGTAAGTATCAATATTATACCATAGCTGACATGAAATGGTTAAAAGATTACAAATTTAAAACAGTTAAAGAGTATCTCCAGGTATAACTCTGTTTGAATCAGAGTCAAAATGTTGTGTAGAAAATTCAAATAGTTCTGCGTCTTCTATTGCAACCATCTGATGTCTAGTCTCTCTACAACAGTGGAAACTATCACCTGGTTCTAGTATCATTGTCTTCGCATCCTCTAAATTATCTGTCTTACCATAGAATAAATGAATCTTACCTGACTGTAAATAAAAAGTTTCATCCTTTAGTATATGATAATGCCATGAGCATCTGTGGTTCTTCTTAATGAAGAGTAACTTTCCACAATACTCAGGTGAGTTGGCAATCCATTTCTCCCAACCCCATCCTTTTGGTACAAATTTTGGTTTAGTTTCCTTCAAAATAATCCTCACTATTCATTGCTTTATCATCAATAAAAATATCAGCATGTGGTTTACCCATGATTAATTCATGGTATTTGCATCCCCATATATCTAGTTGACATTTAGTTAGTGGTTTTAATAACTCTTCTGCCTTTTGTTTTGCCTCATGATGTGGAAGCATACTAGACCTACCCATAGCACGAGCAGTAAAGTATATTATATAATGACCCTCTTCATATAATTTATTAATTTTTTCTATCCGATCTTTCTTAGGAGTAGAACCCTCATAGACACAATTTCCACATGTACCAGGTGTACAGATAGTGCTATCAATATCAACGCAATATCTCATCAACATCCTCCATTGTTAATGTGTATGTACCAGGATTTTCAACTGCTATTGCTGCTGCTTTGTTAGCAAAAGCAATAGACTCATCCATAGAATCTAATTGTATATAATAGAAGACTAATGCTGCTAAGAATGTATCTCCTGCACCAGTCACATCAAATGTTCTAGCAACAGGCACTTGGAATTGTTTCTTATTCCATAGAGCACCGTTAGCACCCATAGTAACTATACAATTACTAGAGTTGGGAATATGATCTGGTTGTAATGCTTCAAATTCTTTCTGATTAATTTTGTATATTATATTATCTCTCCTCGGAGGTCTAGTTGATTTAGTATCAACAAAAACTTTTATCTGTGGATTTTTTAATGCAAGATCTTCAATCAATTTCAAATCTACAAATCCTTTATTGTAATCTGATACAACTATAGCATCATACTGTTGATGCATCGCTGCAATCATAATTTGATGTTGTTTAATAGGTTCTATTTCTGGTTCAGTATCAAGACGCATGACCTGTTGATTAGATCTCTGATGTACATACCTAGTCTTTGTTATCTTTTCTTTGTTTGTTATAAAATTTACATTAATACCAAGAGATTTTAAATTTTCATTGACATTTGCTGCCATACCAGGTGCAGTTTGCTTCTCCTGATATTTCATAACAGGGATAGGTCCTTCTGGACTTAAACGATCACAAGATCCGTACACCCATTCATCGGTGCAACTATCCCCTATCAATAATACATTGTATTGTCTTGCTAGTTGCATACTTTTCAATCCTATCAAAGAATATTAATTTGCCAGCACTGTGTTTACCAATGACTGACTTACCTTTCCAATCGGAACCAACTATCATTATATCAGGTTTGACATCCTTTATCAATGCCTCAAGAGACTCATCACTATCAAAGTATGTCACTTCATCAACTGATGATAGAGAGACAAGCATTATCCCTCTGTCTTCCTGATTATATATTGGACGAGTGCTTCCCTTTTTTTCTTTCACTCTGTCATCAGTATCAATACCAACAACAACATAATCTCCTAAAGATTTAGCATAGTTTAGTAGTGCTATGTGACCAGGATGTAAGAGATCAAAGGTTCCATTAACAAAAACTTTGATCCATTTTTTTTCATGTATAAATGGTTTACTCATAGTCCTAGATTATAATTGACAATGCATCTAGTATTACTCTTTGTAGGTTGTTCTGCTGTGTGATATAGATGACCATTAAATATAACTACTCGACCTTGTTTTGGTGTAACTCTCTGCTTGATAGTATATTTTTCTGATTGTACTTTCTCATTGTATATAACTGTATCACCGTCACTATCACAAACATAGTAAAGTGCAACTCTAAATTCAGTTTTACCATGAATATCTATGTGTGGTTTGTCGATAGTTCCATCTGTGTTTATTGGAAACTGTAAGAAAGAACGACCTTGAAGAACTTTTGCTTGATCCCATTCAAGTTTACGAACAACTGTTTGAAGAAAAGGAACAAATAATTCATGGTAATCACTTATTACATGACCTACTTTATTAGGTTTAATAGTTCCTCCGTCTTGTAAATCTCTCTCATCTTCATAAGGTAAGTCAACATATACATGAGAAAGTCCTGGTCTATGCTGACTATCACTATCACCAGATGCTGTAACATCTTCAAGATAATACCAAGGGAATTGATAATCCTCTGGCATGTCCTCACCAAATAAAATATTTTTAATTTTTTCTTGGTATTTTAAATCAATAAAATCATCAATGACCATCACATCTGGTAATGCATCAGGTTTAAATCCTTTACTTGTCATTCTTGATAGTAATTAGTTTACCGTACTCAGGTAAGTAAAGATATTCAATGTCACTATTGGC